CCACTAGGCATACCTGAGTCGCTTACTTACATGGTCAGATTCTATGTGTATAATTAAATATAATATATAATAATATAAACCCCCTTCGGGGGTTATTATATATATAATATATATACTATAGGAGATACTATGTTAGAAGTTTTCTTTGGAGTATTACTAGCAATTGCAGTACGTGATGTATACCTAGAACTGATTGAGCGATACAGGCAGTATCGATTCAAGCAGGACTTGAAGGCTATGGGTGACCTGCTTGAGGACATCGAAGCCGACGATGATGATATCAAGTAACATTTAGAAACGACAAAAGACCCCCCAACCTAGGGTGATTACCTTAGGAAGGGGGGTTTCTTGTTGCTATGGGCCTGCTAGGGCCCTTAAATGGTTACTCTGAGCCTTTGCCGTAGGCAGTCTCTTTAGAGTCTAGAGCCTTTAGGATAGGTGCAGCAAGTGATGCGAGGAATGCTGAACCTAATGCCTTAGGGTCTGTGATTCCTGCGATGTACATTGCTAGCACAGATGCGAAAGCTGCACGTAGGTATGTGCCTGCGATAGCAACTAGTTTCTCTGTATTCATAAGTCCTCCTTAGGACGTAGGATTTGACGCATGGACTTTGCAACAAGTGCAAACTTCAGTCTTATACGTTTTCTTGCTTGGCGATGGTGTGAGTACCGCCTTCACCTGATTGATTACCTTAGGCTGATTAAGCCACCAGAACCAAGGTGAAGTATCATTGCCCGCCCCATCATTGATTGAAATGTGTAGGTGCTTATTGTGCTTGTTGCTCCCTGTGTATTCACGGTCGCCTTCTGCTGCACGTTCCTTCGACCAAATCTTTCCCTTGAAAATCAGGTACTTGACTCGCTTGTCTTCCTTTAGTTTCTGGAAGATATCGACGCAGTCGATGCCGTGCTTAGGGTCATGGGTTAAATCTACAGCAAGACCTGTGTTATGGTCTGAACTGGGGTTCTGGGATTGATGTGCTTTCGACGGCAGAAGCCCATCGGACACTTTCAAACGAGAGGGCGCTATCGCTGTGGCTTGTCGAAGGACAGCAGTAGCGGCAGGTGTGGCTTTCTTGACAACAAGCTTCATTTTGATTCATCTTCCTTCTTCTTACTCTTGAGTCCATTGGCAGATACAATTCCTGCTAGAGTTCCAGTAAGGAACACGGTCAGGGTTGAAACTAAATCAATGAAGGCTGCATCATTAGGTGCTTGCTTCATTGGTTGAGTTACAAAAACTAAAGCCCAGAGTAACGAGAACACTGAGCCAGCAAATACAATAGCCAGAATGATTCCGATACTAACAATCAATCTAGCATGTAATTCTTCGGGTGTATATCTTTCAGGGCGTTTCATCAAATACCTCGGGTAACAAATCGGAGGAACAAGTACCAGTTACTTCACATTGTGGGGGATTACACTCAGGCTTTTCCCAGTTTTCAAACTCCTGGCATGGGTATCTAACCCAGCCTTGGTACCCGCAACCACTAAGAGTTATTGCGAGAAAGAAGGATGCGATAAATTTCTTCAACCTGTCGCTCCAATCTAGCTACGGAATCTTTGACGCTTGAACCACCATTAGGCTTAAGCTCTGCTAAATAGTGCTTAACTAACCAGCGAACACCAGTGGCAAAGCCACCTATAATTGTCAGTACTGCAACGGCTACTGTTGCGTAGTCTTGTGCCTGCATTATACAGTCCTAATCGTGATATCAATGACACCACCATAGCCCGTGAAGCCACGGTCTGGAGGTGTGAGGCGGGTGAAAGATACTTGTTCAATGACAGCCTGACGTGACTCACCTGTGGTTAAGTCTTGCCATGTTACAACGTCACCATTTTCTTCAATGGATTCTAGTTGGCCAATTCTATCAAAGGCTCTGCCTTCATAACCAACCTGTACATTGTATCGGTCTGTCTCCACGTCATAGCAATAGACGGGGAATCTCATTACTCGCTGGCGAGGCGTAGCAATAGTTGCCTTCGCCTGGTAGCCCTTCATAATTGGGCCCTTGGTAGCATCAGTACCATCACGGTATAGGATAAACTTGTAAGCCAGGTACTCCTGGGCTTCTTGTGGATTAGATGTAGTTACTTCTATTGGAGGTACAGATGCATCATATGATACAACATCATACTCAGTGCCATCAGCAGTAACTGTTTCAAGGGTCATCGACCCCTTGCTGAAATCACCACGTGCAACAAGGCGCTTAAAGTTCTTAGGCTCTAGCGTATTGTATCTGATGTAACCTGTTGTCAGATACCCTGATGGGTATAGGTTTGCCGACTCAAGATAGATAGCACCATTGGTTGTGTCATAAGCAGTTGTAAAAGCAATGCGGTCAGTTACTCCAAGGAATGCACACGCTGTTGTATAATGCTCAGCTATCTGTGAAACATATACATCGTTTGCATAAGCAAAGCGCAGCGGGCTTATTTCTAAGCCAAGGTCGATGCGAGTGAGTCCACCATCTAGCGCACCAACTCCAGTCGCTGCCCATACGAACTTATCTCTACCAGCAAAGTCGTACACTGGCTGTGATGTTTCTAGGATAAGTGGGCCATAGTTAATCGAACCATCTTGGTCTGATACAGTTGCAACACGTACGCCCTTATTGGTTCCGATGCACATGTAACCCAAGTAATAGTATAACTTCTCAACAAACTCACCAGCAGGTAGCTCTGCTGCAACAACAGCAGATGTTAGTGTTGGCATTACACCAGCAGTTGTAAGTGTATACTTCTGAATAGTTGAGTAGATGCCTGAGTGTCCTGCGGTATAGATAGCAGGGCCAGAGGCGGACACAGAAGTGTAATGATAATTAGTATTAGGATTAGTATATACTGGGCTAGGAAGAGCAGATGCGTTGGTTGCTAACTCGTAGACAGAGTTGTTTACGCAAAGAATAATACGGTCTTTAATAAACTCCATTGTTGCGTACTGGATAACAACACCAGTTGCAGTAAACATTGGAGATGGGATAGTTGTTGTATTGTCAGTCAATGCTTTCTTGTACATGTGAAGCTTGTTTGCTCCACCTGCAGTAGCATTTGATACCCAATAAGCAAAGACACCATCATCACAGATAGCACGTACTGGTTCAGCACTCCCTGTATTGTAATCAATAAAGTGAGTAACGGTTCCGTCAGAAGCAATCTTATCTACATCATACTCGTCGTGAAGCAGGACACCATCGATGCCGCTCCACTGAATAGAACGTGCATGCTGATTAGGGTGTTGGTGGTCTGTGCCTGTGACGGCACCAGTAATCTCATGAGTGTCAGTTACATCATTGAGTAGTGTTACTTCGCCCTGTGTCCATACATCTATGCCCCTGCTATCGGCAAAGCGATAGTGGTCAGGTGAGTTAGATGTAGTGCTTGCTGGGTCGTAGAATGTTATACCGTCCCCGCCATGAAAACTTTGCTGACTACGAATCCACCATCCCGTAAGTGATTGCTCACCTGGTTCAGTTTGATTGTCAAACTGTTCCTTACGGAATGGTGCAGTCTGTCGGATATAAGGGCGTGCATCATTGATTGCATAGATGAATGGCATACCGCCAATAGCGGTATCATATGCCACATCAGTGTTTTGCCAGATAGCAGATGTAGCAACTACACCAACATCGACAGCAATAGCCCGCGTTGCACGACCTTCGGTAATATCACGACCAGCCACGTAGACTCCTTAGTCTTGTTGTTTTTGTTTTGAATTTTCTTTAATCATATCTAGTGTCCAGTACATATCATAGTACCCAACATCTAGCGAGAATCGCTTAATGTGTCGTACTAATGCACCAGTGTGTGCGTATAGTGGAACACCTGCTTCTTGCAGCTTACGGAAGAAGACAATGTCTTCACCCACATACTTGTCACCGACGTTCTCTTTCTCAGCAAACATTGACTGGTCTGGGAACTTTTCACGCATAGGTGCGATGATTGACTTGTGCATAAGCACAAAGCCAAAGCCTGCGCTATCCACCTTGATAAGTTCATTAGGTGGTAGTGGGTGTACATGCTGAATACTAAACTCATCTACATCATAGAACAGCGCAGGGTATGGCTTAGCCAATGTGCCTTCATTCTCTTTGGAGATAAAGTATGTGCCACTAACTACTGGCTTGCCAATCTTGTCAGCTGAGTCCCATAGTTTAGCAACTACTTCCATATTGACTACAATGTCTGAGTCAATCCATAGTAACCAGTCGCTTTTAATCTGGTCAGCCCAGTAGTCAAACAAAACCTGACGTTGTCTGCCAATCTGATTACCCTGTACTCGCATACTGTGTGTCAACTGAATACCATTGTTAGCACACTGTAGTGCTACGCTAACGACACCCTCTGTGAACTTACCATCAGTGTTACCGTTGTCACACCAACCTAGAGCCAGCGTTCCTTTGTTTACTTTAGCCATTGTGTCCCCTTACGTTATGGCAAGATTGCCTATATACTATTATGGCATACCTTGTCAAGTAGGCAAAATTAGTGAGCAGTTTAGACCCATGCTCAGGGGTTATAACTATTTGTTATTCTGTTGGAAGTTTATCCCAAGATTGAGTTTCTTCGTTCCAAACATAATGGTTGTCGCCAACTGTGGCTAATTGATTTATACTTTTTGCTTTTGCATTAGGTGCAAGAACAGGCGCTTCCCATTGGCAAGTTTCTTCATTAAGAATCCATGAAGGAAAGGGTTGTGGTTCATAAAACGCATCTAATTGCGCATCATATGTAAATCCAATTCCAGCATAATTTTTTCTTAAAGGAGTTTCGCCTCTTAGATGCCTACCGCCAACTGTATTGTACGATGTTTTAATCCAATTTCCGCCAAGGCCTAAATCACTAGCAAGATATTCTTGACCTCTATCTTCTTGTTCATCTGGAATAACAACTACTTGTTTTACAATGTTATTGTTATCTATTTCAGCAAAGTGTGCCATTTTTTATTTCCCCTTTATCCTAAGTAACCAATAAATGCAAGACCAGAACCACCAGCACCACTGGTAGCACTGCAACTTCCACCACCGCCACCACCAGTATTTCCACTGCCACTACCAGCACCACCAGTGCCAGTAGCACCTGCTCCGCCTCCGCCAGTACCACCAGAACCTGCTAGGCGAGCACCTGAGCCTTGGCTAGCAGCACCACCACCACCTCCACCGAAAGTATATCCGTTTAAGGTAATACCAGCGCCACCATTACCACCATCATAACCAACGCTTTGTCCAACAGCACCTAGACCACCACCGCCACCGCCAGTCCACTGTTCAGAAGAACTACCGCCATTAAATCCTTGAGAGCCTGCACCGCCGTTGTTACGAGAACCGCCACCGCCACAGCCGCCGCCGTTACCACTTGAACCATTAGCACCACCGCCGCCGCCACCAAAAGCAACTTGAGTAGATGCAAAAGTGGTATTGGTTCCATTATTACCTTGAGTATTTCCACCAACACCTGCACCACCGCCGCCGATAACAAGAGAATAACCAGTTCCTGGAACAACGGTTACTGAACCTGTAAGTTTACCTCCAGCGCCTGCACCAGAACAACCAACATTGCTGCTACCAAAACTTCCACCTGAACCACCACCTGCTATCAAATCAAAATAAGCAGTTGTTATACCCGCGGGTGCAGTCCATGTTGTGCTAGCGGTGTAGTAAGTAGATATAAGAATTCCAATACTAAATGACCTAGCAGTAGAACCACCATTTGTATCTGTAGCAGTTACAGTAAATGATGTGTTACCATTACCACTAGACGGGGTTCCGCTAATAACACCAGTACTTGCATTTAAGGAAAGACCTGTTGGTAAGGTGCCAGATGTTAATGAATAAGTAACTCCTGCAGTATCATCAGTTGCTGAAAGTGTTGTTGAATAAGCAGCGCCAATACCGCCATTAGGTAATGCACCTGCTGCTGTTACCCATACAGGGTTGCCATTAAAAAGAATTGATGCAGGAGCAGATGTATTATTACCAGCATCTGTAACTGTAAAAGATACTGTTACTTGAGACGTAGTCGGAGTTCCAGAAAGCACACCAGTTGAAGCATCTAAACTTAAACCAGTCGGCAGTGTTCCAGAAGAAACAGCCCAAGTTCTTCCACTTGTAGCCCCGTCACTATCTGTTGCTGTAAGAGTAATCGATGTTGCCGCACCAGTAGTATAAGAAATTGTAGATGGAGAAGTAATAACTGGAATAGTACCTGCACTAAATCCACTTAACTTATTTAAATTACTACCTGTTGGATTTGTAATTCCTGGGTTTGATAAAGTTAACGTATAAGGAGTGTATGCTGCTGGAAATGTGCTTGGTCTACCTAAAGTAATTGATGTTGCACTATTTCTAGTAATAGTTGCTGTGTAAACTGTTGCAGTTGTAGCAGATGTAAATGTACCAGTTGCGTCTGAAGCAAAATTTCCACCAACAATTGCAGCAGTGCTAGCAGTAGTAAATAAACTAGTAGTTGATGCTGATGTAATAAATGGTCCTGCTGTTACTTCGTTATCTTCTGAACTGCTATCGTAACTTGCTTTAAATTCAAACTGAATAATCTCAGTTGACCCACCGATAATAACTATTTTGTTAAATGATTTTGTTGCAGTAATTGATTTAATGTTGGTGTATCCCGCAGAAGAACCATCACTATTAAATAAATAAATATCAAATGCACTGTCGGTACATGTAATGGTATATCCACCAGCAGGATAATCTTCGGTTAAATTAGTAACAGTAGTTAAAGCAGTGTTATTAACTGCAAAATTGCTAACACCACCAGTGTCTGGCGCTGGGTATTGTTGAAAACTCATTATGCTATCTCCACTCCACTGATATGAATATTAACTGCAGTTGTAGATGCAAACCCAGTAATTGTTTTAGGCGTAGCGTTTGCGGGTAATACTTGCTTAAGGTCAAATCCAACAAGAGAGTTTGCTGGGACAGATACTGCGGGGACAAGAACTACTCCATCCATTGCAATAGTAACTGTTGATATTGATGTTGCAGCATTTGCCAATACAATGTTAGTTACTACGGCAACTGATGTTGTGCTTGGTGCTGTGTATAGTGTTGTGCTTGTTGTTGCTGCTGCTGTTCGAGCCAGCGCTTTTGATGTTACAGTCATTATTTGCTGTACCTTTCTTTAGAGAACGCCCATGACGGCGTTGATGCTTGTTTCGTCTGATAAACTTAGTGTTACTGTCCCTGATGTTCCGCCACCTGCAAGTCCATCACCAGCGGTTACGCCAGTAATGTCTCCTGGATTAGGTGCAGTCCATTCAAGACCTGTAGTTGTTGCGCTATTAACGCTAAGGATATAACCATTAGTTGAGGCAACTGTAAGAGCAGAGGGTGTAGATGAACCGCTTGCCGAGATAAGACTACCCTTTGCGGTAAGAATTGATTTGTCAATAAAGTTAGATGTGTCAGGTGCTACAAGGTCCCAGGCTGCGCCGTCATAAACCTTCATCGCACCAATGACTGAGTTAAAGTAAAGCGCTCCAGTAATAAGAGCACCACCATCATTGTCTACTGTTGGGTCAGATGTTTTAGAGCCTAGGTATCTATCATCAAACTCATCGTATGATGCAGCAGCACTTGTTGCTGAAGTTGCTGCACTTGCAGCACTGGTTGCTGCTGCAGTTTGAGAAGTAGCAGCACTTGATGCACTTGTTGCTGCAGCACTTGCTGATGATGCAGATGCAGTAGCAGAAGTAGCTGATGCCGAAGCACTGTTGGCTGAAGCGGTAGCACTTGCTGATGCAGATGTTGCTGATGTCGCTGCTGCAGTTGCACTAGCAGCGGCATTAGTCTCACTTGTAGCAGCTGCCGTTGCGCTTGCAGAAGCACTTGCAGCAGATGTTGCTGCAGCCGCAACGCTACCTGACATAGATGCAGCAGATGCTGCAGCACTAGTGGCAGATGTAGCAGCACTTGCTGCAGATGTAGCAGCAGCAGTTGCAGAGTTTGCTGATGATGTTGCATAGCCAGCAATGGTTGCCACTGAATTAGCAGCAGTAGTTGCACTAGCCGCAGCAGAAGTTGCTGATGTTGCAGCAGCGGTAGCGCTGGCAGCGGCGCTAGCTGCGCTCGTTGCTGCTGCCGTAGCAGAAGATGCTGATGAGGTTGCACTCGTTGCTGCTGCTGTGGCAGAGGCTGCTGCTGAGGTAGCGCTTGTCGCTGCTGCTGTTGCAGAACTTGCAGAAGCACTTGCAGATGTAGCAGATGCTATTGCAGATGTTTCAGAACTTCCAGCAGATGTAGCAGCCGATGCTGCACTAGTAGCAGCACTTGCTGCTGATGTGGCTGCTGCTGTAGCAGAGCCTAGAATGCTATCTACGTAATCCTTAGGAGTCGCAGATGATGCTGACATCCCTGCAGAAGATAGACCAGTAATTACTGGAGAACCAGAAATAGTTGGGCTTGTTAAAGTCTTGTTGGTAAGAGTCTGTACTGCCGTAGCAATTACCACTGTGCCTGTTGTGTTAGGCATTGTAATTGTGTTGTCCTGAGTTGGGTCGACCACTGTAAGGGTGGTCTCATAGGCATCTGCCGTAGCACCTTCGAAAACAATGCTCGCATCTACGCCAGCACCTGAGATGTTAGGGTTGGTGATTGTAGGGCTTGTAAGAGTTTTGTTGGTTAGTGTTTGTGTGTCGATAGTTCCGACAACAGAAGAGGAGTTAGAGATGCCGTGGACACCCGTAGAAGCCTCTACGTGGGCATTGGCTTCGCGGTAGTCGCGACCAATTGCCATGTGACGGACAACCGCACCAGCAGAGTGAGCCTGGGCCGAGGAACCATCAATAGCACGTGTTACTGTAAAGGTGTTAGTCGATACCGCGGTGGCATCTAAAATTTCTTCGAGCGCTGTATCTGGGTCTACCACAACTGTAAACGTTGTACCCGCAGGAATAGACTGACCACCAAGGAGTGCAGTACCTGACTGAACAACTATCGTTGATGCGCCAGCAGTAACCGCACTTGTTAGTGTTGTCTGCTGAGAGCGAGAGGAGTAATTGCGTGTTGTCATTTATATTCCTATCGAGTATAATGAATTCGTGGCGGGTATTGACTTTGTATAGCTGACACTTCTTCGTTCAAACGTTGTGAGTAAAGAGCGAAGAGTTGCTTTGTTGCTGATGCGCTTGCACCGTAAGGGCGCTTACCATCTGTTTCGTCCGCCTGTGGGCTAATCTGACCTGCACGAGCAGGGTCAAGGTAAGCCAATAATCTGTATGATGCACCAAGGATTACAATGTCACGAGCTGATTCAGAGAATCCAGTAGTAGTTGTAAATACATCTCCACTGTTTTCCATTGCAGCTGGAGGTGTGGCATACATCACCTTAACTGTACGTCCTGGTGTTATGTAGTCATAGATGGTTACAGTCTGTGAGTTTGCACCCCAAGTAGTTACATCTGCGAATGGGTCAAAGTCCCATCGACGAATACGAATCCATTCCTTAGAAGGACCTGTATCCTGCCATGACATAGTTAGAATACTCTCAATACCTAAGTCTTCAAACTCGTAAGTATTAATCGCTGCGTTGAAAGTAAATGTTGTTTGCTTAACAGCAAGTAGGCTAGCACCCATTGCACGAATAGTATCGTTGATTGCCTTCTTAATTACGTAGCGTGGGAAGATAGGTGAGATAGTAACCTTGGCATCAGCTGCATGTGTAGCAGCACCTGTGCCTAGATACCCACGGCCGTAAGGTGATACAGTTGCTGTGTTACCAACACGGTCAAATGAGTCAACCCACATAAGTTCTTCGTCAACTTCAAGGATACCCTTACCTACGTTACTCGTATCTCCAAGAGATAGGATTGTAGGTGAGGTGCTTGGAGACGTCAGTGTGGTGACTGCTGTGCGTAGATATGTAGAACGGTCCTGTTGGTAAGTATAACCTGAAAGGTTAATGAGGACTTCGTCAATCATCTGTGCTAGTGTTGTCATAGGTCTATGCTCCTTAAGGCAACAACTGCCGATAGTCCAGTAGTCCCTGCTAGTTCATTACAGACAGCGTTCATCATCTTGTAATCCTTAGGCTGACGATTTGCGCTAGCCTTAATATTTAGTGCTGCTATAATACCTAAGCCACTAGTGTCAGCATAATTATTTGCTGCACCTTGTTCGGATTGGTATACATCTGGTGTTGGGTATGTTCCTCCATTTGCAAGACGATTCAACTCGTCAGCAAATGTGCTACCTGCTACTCCTGTTGCCATTATCTAAACCTCGCAGCTTTCTTCGCTATGGACTTTGGTTGTTTTACAAACTGCTTACCCTTTGCATTACCTGCAGCTTTAGCCTGATTAGTTGCTTTCTTTTCAGATGCACTCAATGCAGACCATGCCTTCTTGGGCAAATATCTTTTCTTGCCTTTAGATGGCTTACCATCAGAAGTTGTCCACTCTTCTTTGGTCCATTTCTTTAAGGACTTTTGTGACTTAGCGAGTGCCATTACTTGTAACCGCCTCCTGCTTTCTTGTACTGAGTTGCAAGCAACTGAGCCTTACGAGCAGACCATTCGCCAGGGTCTCCACCCTTTGAACCTGCCTTAATCTTCTTAAACAAAGAAGCACGCATGCCAGGCTTGGTATAGTTGCCAGCAGCATTGACTTTTGACTTAGCCTTTTTCTTTGCTACCATTTAACTTTATCCGCCCAGTATGCAGCAGACATCTTGCCCTTGGCAATATTCTTTGCGTGGCGAGCCTTAAAGGAGGCTTGGCGTTTTGTTGGTTGTCTATCGCCAGTCACACCCTGTTGACCAAAGCGAATAGTTTTAACCTTACTACCTTCTTTAGCCACAACTACGTGGCTCTTCTTGGGGTGGTTTGGTGTACGCTTAGGCTTGTTAAAGCCTGATACTCCTGCTCGCTTTAGTCTTGGGTCTGCCATTTTAATTCCTATCGATTTTTATTTTGCTTTACAATATCTTCAAGAAGTTTTTGATATTCTTTAGGAGAGTACTCCTTGATTACACCAATACGAGGCTTTGCTGTAGGCGTAGGTGTTACCCTGCCTAAGTCACCCATTTTAATAGTTGAGCCACGTCCAGTTGTAACAACAACCTCAGACTTTTTAGTGGCTTGCGGTGAAGCCTTTGGTTTAGGCTTTGGAGTTACTTTTGGTTTTGGAGAAGCCATTTACTTCTTCTTGCCCATCTTCTTCATAACCATCTTCTTAGCAACTTTCTTAGCAGCCTTCTTCATTGGCTTGCCAGTTTTCTTAGCCTCAGCCTTAGCCATTGCCATTCCTTTTGCTGTGTATGCGAATTCCTTCATTCCTACTTTTGGCATTATACTTGTCCTATCTCTTTCATTACCGCTGCGGTTGATTGATTTATGTTCTTTGCATCTGGCATTGAATTAGCATTGTATGGCTTATTCAATACTTCGGAGGCTGCTTCTGCCTCACGAATCTTTTCCATCGAAGTTCCACCAGGCTGAATGCCCTGTGCCTTCGCGTTAGCATATGCAGATAGTTCACTTTCGAAACGCTTACGTGGAGCATTTCGCTGACTGTTAGCATCGCCAGTATTCATCTGAAGTCCTCTGGCTTTACAGCCAAAGCAATCAGGCCCACACTTGGTGTGGTCTATAAAGATATCGTTCTCATCGGGAAACGGTTCAGTTGATGTAGCATCACAATACACACACCCATATAACGCTGAGTATGGAATCATGTCTCCATCTACTAATTTATATCCCCACTCAAGAACCTTACTTGCGTGTTCGTGTCCCATATGTCCCCTATATTGCTGTGAAGTTTGCTTCCGTTACCCCAACGCCACCAGCAATAAGTGCTGCTTTTGTTGCGTCATCTACGGTGTACTTACTACCACCAAGATATACTTCCTGGTAGGTGTCTAAGTCACCATCGTATGGATAACGCACCTGACGGTAAGTTCCATTAACTCTGATGATACTAATGCCACGTGTTAACTTGTAGAATGTAAAGAGTCGCTGAACTCCTTCAAATCCTTCGTCGACAGTTGGTGTCTCGAAGATGTAATCTGTCATGACTCCTCCTTTAGTGGACTCACCACAAGGCTAGGTTTCCCTAGCCCTGCAGTCAATTAACTACTAGAGAGCAGCGATTGATGAACCTGATGTGATTCGGTATAGAGCCTCGTCACGGTATACTGCGAAGCCAAGTACGCCGTACCAACCCATTGGGCGGAAGCGCATCAACTTATCAGTTACGTTACCGATAACTACGTGTGGCTCTTCAGCTACAGCTTCTGCCATTGCCTGTGAACCTGCAACGATTGTGTCGAAGACACGTGTTACTGGTGTTACAGTTACAGTTGTTGAAACTGTTACTGCTGCTGTGTTTGCTGTGTCTACAGTAAATGTAGTTGTTGAACCTGATGTAGTGATAGCAGTAATCTTAGCACCTGAAGCGATACCTGTTCCTGCAATCTTGTCACCAACTTCAGCGCGTGTTGCGATAACTGCAGATGAAGCAACGCCGAATGTGAATCCAGCTGATGTTCCTGCTACTGTTACTGCTGTTGTTGCCAATGCTGACTGGTCTGCACCTGACTTAGCGTTGTACAAACGTGATGACTCTACGAAGAATGCGCCTTCGTACTCACCGATTTCTCCAGCCCAAATCTTGCTTGCTTCTGAAGCAGACTGTGACTGTGGGTAGCGCCATCCAAGGTCGCCTGTCTCTGCACGAAGGTCGTGTGAAACTTCTGGGTGGATACCAACCCAGTATGCATTTCCGCGACGGCCCTTAGCCTTGTTAGCACGTAGCTTAGCAACAGCCTTGCGGATGTCTGCTGAGTCTAGTGTATCGGCTGCATCTACGTTAGCAGTTGCTGTTGCATTGCCTGCGAAGATGTTGTTTGAACCTGAGCGAAGTGTGTTCATTGCAACTACGTCGATAGAATCGGCTAGGTTGTATGCAATGATGTTAGCGATTGCTGGGTCTACATCTGCTAGAGAGAATAGTTCCAACGCACGTGTTACAAGTACAGCGTTACCGTACTCGTTAAGTGTCACTGTAACAGATGTTGGTGTTGACAATGCTACTGCATCTGGGTCAACTGTCTCTGTTAGTGTTGATGTCTTTGTGTCTAGGTCAACGTACTTCTGTAGAACTACTGTTGAACCTGGGATTGCTTGCTTTGCTGGGCGCTTATCTGCGACAGAACGAATTAGGGGTTCTGAACGGAGAGCGAACTCGAGAAGGCGGTCATACGCCTTTTGTACGAGACCTGCGCCGCCAACTGTACCGCCGAGCGACGTGCTCGAGGTATCTGTATATGCGTTAGGCATGTTTTTTAGTCTCCTTGACTATGAACGGATATTATTTTTCTGACTGCATCAGGGCGAGGAGTTCCTCCATAGAACCTGCATTGTCCATGCGCTGTTCTAAGTCCTGTGCTCGGTCTGGTGTAACGGCATTCTGTGTCATGACATCCTGCTGACGTAGCGTCGCAAGGTTTTGTTCGTCACGTTTCTGTGATACCTCTATACCAAATAGGTCAGCGTTCTCGTCTAGCCAGTTTGAAACTGCCTCTTCTGAAAAATCACCATCTAAATCCTTGAGGACTAGACGTGCTGCCTTCTGGTTTACACCCTTCTTTTCTAGTACTGACTTGACGGTTGACTCACGCTGCGCCTTGGAAAATCCCTCAAGTTGCTCAGTAAGTTCCTTGATACGCTTCTCGTCTGCACGCTTGGCTTTACGTAACTTTTTAAGTAAGTCACTTCCGTCCAGTTGTGTGTCGTTGTCGTTATCTTGGTCATCGTCTTCGTCGTCCCAGTAGTTGTTGCTCATAGCAACCCACCCTTCTATTCGTTGTTAGTTCGCAGGCCACAGTTCAATTCGGGGAAATTGGCTGGCTCCTACTATCGGTCTATTACTCTGACGGGGCCGATAGGTCCGTTCAGGATTCTAGAATTGTCCTACAGTTGGTGATGTAAGACTTGTTCTGTTTGTGCCTGCAGCACCACTAAAGGATGCTACTTCACGTGCTGTAAGTCGTTGACGCTTACGTTGTGCTGATGCTAGGCTATTGAACACTTCTTGCTCAGCTTCTGACTGACCATAAGTATCCAGAGTCTTGCCATAGATATCAGAAAGTTTCTCAGCAGTAGGAAGGATATCTGCAATAGTTGCATAACCCTTCTGTGCTTCCGCTTGTGTAACACCCTGTGCTGCTAGTTGTTCAGCAACAGATACACCAGCCTGTAGTCCTTGACGTGCTGCTGCTACACCAATCTCAGCTGCAGAAACCTGACGTTGAATCTTCTGGAACTGTTGCTCTGGGTCAAGCACATAAGCAACAAGGTCTTGCTGACCAATGCCATAGAACTGACGTAGTTGCTGTACAATCGCAGGGTCAGCATTCTGTACGCGCTGTACTGCTGTAACCACACGGTTAGAAAACTCTGTTGGAGACATGTCATTAGCAATGAACTGCTGGACATATGCGTCTGTATCGAACTGCTTTAATCCGTATGAACGTAGAACCTGGCGGTATCCATCTTCGTTATTTAGGTATTCTGCAGGAGTAAGAACTGCAAGACCCTTAGCAATGCGTGCTTCGTTAGCCTTAAAACGTGTCTTGTATTCCTCTGACTCTTGTAGTGCTAGGGTAATTGTTGCCTCTGTTGCACCATCAATTGCCAAGTCTTTAATCTTATTGATTAGACTGCCTAGACCGTATTTTTTGAATCGGTCAGAAAGGACATCGACGATTGACCTACGCTGTTGCTCTGCCTGCTTAGCCTTTTCTGCTGCAGCTAGAGTTGCTGCTTGAGTGGCCTGGTCTTGTGCTGTTCTTTGTGCATTAGTTAAGTTTGCAATTTGTGATTGCAAGGATTGAATTAAGGCTAGAACCGCAGGGTCAGTAATATTCTGAGGAGTTGGTGGCGGGGGAGGCGGAGGAGTTGTTGAAGTTGATGTCTTCTTTGTAGTAACAACTCTACCTGTACCTGGGTCAATAACAGCTGTTACACCAGTCGCATTCTCATTAATAACTCTTGCTGTATTTTCAGCGTTAGCAAGAGCAGCAAGTTGCGCTGATGTCTTACCTGTTGTGCCAACTTTTACTGTATAGTAACGTGGGTCATCCTCGCCAACTGGAGATGGCAATGTATCAACCTGCGCTGTTTGAGATGACTTTGTGCCCATGACAACTTCGCCACCGCCATCAATCATCTGTAATTCTGGATTAATTCTAGCCATTATGCAATCCCCATATCACGGAATACTTTAAGGGTTAATGAGTCGATAGTGTCGCGAGCGTTGTTCGTGTATGGCCAATCAGGTGACGAACGTAGTTCTTTTTCAAACTGCCAGATAGGCATAACTCCTGGTTGTCCTGTCTTTGGGTCGATGTATTGTAATGCACGGCGAAGACGTGGGTCATTGTACGTTATTGAGTCAGGGTCTACCTCTAGGATAGATGAGTAAGAAGCCTTGTATGCAGATGATAGTGCGTCAACTGATACACCCTTACGAATTGATTCAGCGTATGATGGGTATGCACTTGCTGCAGTCTCGCGAATCTGTGCTTCAATATCCTGGGTTGTTGTATTACCAATAGCAAGTTCTGCTGATTGCGTATCCCAGAATGATTTGTTAAACATATTGTCTACACCAAAAGAACGGGAGTATGCTTGCAGGGTAGATATATTACCTACTGTTGTGCCACCATAACCAAGAATCTTTCCTGATGTCTTGAGTAGCATGTCAAACTGGTTGTCATCTAGACCTTGGTCATATGCCTGCTGTGCTAAAGTATTAAGTGTAGCATCATCAATTTTAATACCAGTTTGTACTAGACGTTTTCTAGCACCTAACTTGTACTTCTCAAATGAATCAGCATATACGCCAGGTTGTTCTAACTTTAACTTGCTACGTGACTTAACTGTTGGGCTAAGGTTTTTATAATAGTTAGTCCTATATAGCGCTTCAAGAGCTGCTGCTGTTTTGTTCTGCTTGAATAGCGCATAAACTTCCTGCAATTCAGGATAGGCGCCGAGTAGTGCTTCGCTAATTCCATAGGATATAGCAGTTGCTACACCTGTGTCAGATGCTGTGTCAGATACTGTATCAAATCCTGATGCTGCATTGATACCTTCAATGGTTGTTGTATTTACTCTAGCCATTATGCACCCTGCACATTCTGTGATAGCCAACCTTGGAAATCAATACGCTTTTTACGGTCGAACTCATCAGGGTTCATTTCCTTTAGTTGTTCCTCAATATTTGCTGTTGCACGCTCTTGGCTAAAGCCTGGAGTTACTGTGACAACGTTCTTACCGCCAACCTTCTTGGTCGTTGTGGTTGTACCAGTATTAATCATGCCTTCAAGTTCGGCTAGGCGCAAAGCCTTTTGCTCTTCACTTGCTGGCTCTCCTAATGTTGCCTGATAAATATTATCAATCAGCTTGCCAAGTACAACTGGGTCATACTTCTGAATAGTCTGAGTTGGTACGTTTGCCCTAGCATCTGTGTTAAGCCCTGTAAGTACGTCAACTGATACTGAATTTACAAAATCATTGTATGTCTTAGAACCTGCCAAGGTTGTAGCAAAGTCAGATACTAAGATATCCTTAACCTTCATACCAGTAGAAATCTGTGACTTGCTGTACCCTAGGCTCTTAAGAACCTTGGCAATGTTGGTTAACTGAGGCTTAGTAAAACTGTCAACTAGACTGGCACTCTGCTGAAATGATGTAGGAGCAAGACCAATGCGAGCATCGGTTAGTCTGTTATTAATGTTGTTTGCCCATGCAGAAGAGATAGGTGGCAACACGTTACCGCCTAATGACGGTGTGTTAGGCACAGCATTGGACGAGTTAGTTCCTCGTCCTACTGGATTATCAATTGCCATTATTTCTGCTCCTCATATACGTAGTCAAACTTATCATCCGAGAAGTAACGCTCGTAGAACTTAGCAAAGTTGATGTCTTTCTTCTTCATTGTGTTAACAATTGTATCTACATTTGAACGCAACTGCGCTGCCTTCTTGGAATCATAGGTTGTTCCCATAGCCTTCAACCCATCATACACATCATAACGTAGATTCAGGTACTCAACAATAGTAGAGAATCTAGGTTGCTTCAATAGTTCTGCACCTAGTTTATCATCATTGAGTGCGATAGTTAGTGCACGCACAGCATCTGCTTGCTTGCTATTGCTGCCACCAAATGAGTTCTCAATCTTTTCTTCATACCATAAGTTGTTAGAAGTTTTCTGAGCTTCAAGAAACTGAGCCTTATAGTTGTCCATGATAGACTTTCCAAAGCCCTTTGCTGGGTCCATGCCTGATGCTTCTAGTTCTTCTGTTACAATTGTAATCAACTTGTACCAGTCATCCCAGCCCTTGTTCACGATAGATGAACGGCTGGCTTCTAGAGAAGCACCAACCTCACGGAACTTCTTTCTGGTTCCTGGAATATTAGATGTCTGCAACCAAGCCTGTGCTGAAGATGAAAACGCATAGTTAGCATCATTAAATACTGCACCAAGTACACCAAGATTATCTTCACCAACAGCGGCTACGATATTTTTAATAGCATCTGGATTGTTCTTTGCCAACGTAACAGCAGTCTTGTCTGGGATTAGACCTGATGTTGCATCAGACAAACGTGTTGTCAGCAGGAAAAAGTCAGGATACTTTTCAAGAAATGCTTCCTCGCCGTTTACATTATCAGCATTACGCATCTTGTTTAACTCATCAGCATAGAATGTTAATGGTGTAACAGGACGTGGCTGTGTAGGGAACATAACAGATGAGAAGAAACGTAGCATTGAAAACGCTACTGCGCCATCTTCGGCTTCGTCCGATAGCCCCTTCAACTCAGCAGCATTAGGTTGTCTGCCCTTTGATTGTGCAAAATCGAATCGCTTCTGTAAGAGAATCATATTTGCATCTTTATTAAACTGTTCACCGCTACGTGTAAAGTATGCCTGGAATGCTTGAGCACTACGCTTAAGCGTATTAGGTGTCAATGGTTGTAGTACATTAGACTGTGCACCGAATGGCATAAAGAAGTCTGTAAACTTATTCTCAAAGTTGTACTTCTTTGCAGCAGCATTGACAGAGAATGTCGCCAAAGGACCTGCTGAGATAATCGCTCCACCAGTAGGATTCAAAGGATTGAACCAACTTGTAGGGATACGTCCCTCTATACCATTAAATGGTAATGCTACCTTTAGATACTCAGTACCAAATGCATCTTCTTCTACCTCGCCAACACGTCCTGGCAGTGTAGTAATCTGTGCAGCCTTAGCGATAAAGTCTGGATTCTCCAGTGCAATCTTACCATATGCACGGTACTGTTCTACTAAAGCAGGGAAGAACGCAAGAATATAGTTGATAACACCAGCATAGTTCATATCCTTGTGGAAGGAGTTTAACTTATTGCGGTATTCACTTATGCCATACTCACGTGCTGCCTTTTCAAATGAGGCTTTATCCTCAGCTGTTAGGCGACGGCCTTGTGTATTGGCAATCGTTACCATGTTCTGTAACTTCTGCTGGTACTTTAATGCGAAGTATGGGTTGTACATAAGGCGGCTTGTAGGCACTGTAGATAGCCACGCTACTGCATCTTTAAGTCCATCACGGAACTTACCGTACGCATTACTGCGTGCCATCATGTCATCTACTGCATCTGTAAGAACAATAGGACGTTGATGTACATCTGGGTACAATTGCTTTAATCTAACTAGGTCTAGTTTATCCTCAAGGATTAACTTGCGTAGTTCAGCATTAGGTGCCCATGTATCTACGACAGTTTTAATACGCTCGTATGCTGTATTAGCTGTGATACCTGTACCAAAACGCTCAAGATAACTGACATTTGCTGGGTCTTTCATCCACAAAATAACATCGCTCTTCTTTTTGCCTGCAAGAATCTGGCGTGCTACATCATCAAAGCGAATCTTATCGTTTAAGATTTGCTCCCAAGCCTGTAGATGCCTTGCTTCGTCCTGTGCTGCTACGATAGGAATGCTACCAGTACGGTCACGACGGATACTTTCAATCTCTAGTTCCTTGGCAGAGGCAAGAGCACGACGCAGGTCATCCTTTTGTGTCAACTGCTGGCGAGAAATCGCACCGAATCGACCAGAGAATGGTGCAGGGAAATCATATCCACTAACTGTAACCTTATCACGGCCTACTGGCTTTGATTTAAGACCTGTTGTAAGTGCCGCTTCTTGGCGGCGCAGTTCATCTACAGTATTCTTAAGTTGCTTATGTTGCTCTAATGTACGGGCGACAGAGTCAGTTACAACCTTAGGAGGATTATCAAAGTCATACTTTGCATCCTTTAACTTAGACTCTAGCAATGTAATGGTGCGCAAACGGTCTTCAATGTTACCACGGATACTAGCAATGTTCTTGGTTGGGTTAGATACACCCTTAACCCAGTCATTAATCTTGTTAACACTATTGGTATTGCGACTAATCGCATCCATTGTTTCGACGCCAAGTTCCTTGAATACACCGAAAAGGGATACGTCTCCCCATGCACGAAGTGCAGAGTCGCGGATAATGTTGATTGGATATCCAGCACGTGCCAATGTAAAGCCACGCCATAGTCCGTTGAACTCATCTGCTATAAACTTACCACCTAATAGTAGGTTTTGTGGTAGGCCTGCCTCTGCTCCGTACTTCTTGGAGTAACGCTTAAACGCTGCATCTACTTCTTTAGCATTAATAATATTAGAACCATTGGCTAATTGGGTAACGAGTACAGGGTCAACTGCAACCTCACCTGACTCGTCAATAAAGTAGGCGACATCTAACTCTTTTGATGTCTTTGCCTGAGATACTACCTTACGATTTTCTCGACGGTAGATGCTAATAACTTCTTCAGCAATTAGCGGAGAAACTCCATACTTAGCAGCAGAACGCTCGATAAGTGTATCATTAAATGCTTCAATAAAGTTAAACTTATCAATCTCGTTAGGAGACTTGACAAAGTCATCTAGAAATGTAAGTGCTTCCTCAGGCATAATTTGCTTTGCCTGTACAGCAGCACGAATGTTAGTACGAACACGCTCGACTGCCATTAATGGCTCGTTAAAGTTAACTGTTCCACGAGGGGCTTCATCTGTTAAACGCTCAATAAAGCGAATTGGTACAGATAGTGGATTAGCCTGGTAGAATCCTTGTACGATTGAACCTAGTCCAGTCTCACGACCAGGAAGTTCTGCGCCTTCTAGTTTACGAGCAGCACGTTCTTTAGCAAAGTCGTTACGTAAACGTTCTGCCCATGCAAACTTAGATACGGTACGGTCAACCATACGTGTGTCTAGTTTAAGTGCATCATTAACAAATGTTACTTCTTTACGAAGTGCACTAATCTCAGCTTCAACTGCTTCGCGCTTGTCCTTAAAGCGGTTAGACAGGAGCATCATGTCATCTTTGAATTCAAAGTATACGTTGTACCCATTATCAACAGACTCAAGTGCTGATTGATAACGGTTAAGTTCAGCCCACTTATCAGCACGCTTTACAGCAAGCTCCTGAAGTGCGTCAATATCACCACGACCTACGCGAAGGATTAGACCAATTGTCTCAGGAGATTGTCCTGCTACAAGGTTTGCACCAATTTGTCCGATTTCATTGCGAAACTCTGGACGCTGAATGATTGTTGCTGCATCATTCTCTTGATAAAACTTAAATACTGGTGTATAAGGTGTAACCTCACCAGCAACTGTACGCTTAATCAAGTCAACGTCTGTGATAAGACGGTCTCTAATTAGGTCTGGGTTAGTGCCCTTAAATACACGTGCACTAATTCCACCCTGTTGCTGAATAATTGGGTTAACAAGTGCGCTACGAGCGGCAGCGCCTGCAAACTTTAGACCTAAAACGTCAGGTCCGATGTTTGCTTCTACACCGAAGTTAAGAATACCAGATGTAACTGCACCGATTCCCTTGGTTGTATCACCTAATGTGTTCCAACCTGTAATCTTTGCAGCAAATTGTGTAGTGTCACGGCCAAAGTTGTAGTGTTCTTGACCTGCATCTGACTCAGAAAACTTAGCAGACTTTTGCAATTCCTTGTCGATGAAGTTAAGCATACCAGATTCAGCAACATCACGCTGTGCTTTACCAGCAAATGCTGCTCCAAGTCCCGCACCTGCTACTGCACCGACTGGTCCGCCGACTGCAAAGCCTGCGATTCCACCAAGTGCTCCACCAGCAATCATTGTTAAGCCAGCGAGAAGTCCCATGCCAGCATCTTTGTTTGCTACGTCACGAGTAAAAGCATAGTTAGAGCGCACGTTGCGTGCGCCAGCCATAAGCACTTTGCTGACTTTACCATTGCTTGCTTTATCAGCTTCAGCAATTCCATAAGCAGTAGCGCCAAGAAGTGCACCCGCACCAGTACCTACACCAGGAATTACGCTACCAATTGCAGCACCTGCAAGGATACCAGATGGCTTTCCTAAAACATTTCCAGCAGTAGTAAGAGATGCAACACGTGCCTTCTCTACTGCATCATTCCATCCACCAGGATTATCTGGTAGGTTCTTTGCAACATCAAGAGTCACGCCAAATGGTAGACGATTATTCTTAACGTTAGGTGTATTATTGTTACCACCAACTCCATTAAGTAATCTTTGAGTGTTGCCTAGGTATTCCCAAAGGCTCATAGAATAGTCCTCAAATACTGAACGTAGTCCTTAGTTCCCTGTGAGGAATCAGGCTGACTAGCCCAGAATTCAAGGACTGGTAACATGGTGCGTATTTGCTCAATGTCAGGGTCCGCCGCAGGTTGCGGCAAAGATGACAATCCACTCATGTCAGTTACTAGCTGGTCAGGTAATTCTGTCTCAGCAGTAATTGGTGTAATAGGGCCAAGTGATGGACGTGGTGCAGCCTCACCTGATGGAGCCTTAGTTGGAGCAGCAGTACGTTGTTCGTTAGTAGCCTTGTTTTGTCCATAAGGCAAGCCAGAATAATTTAGGTCCATACGTCCGCTCTGTCCGTCACCGCCCATAGGATTGACATTGGTCTGATTGTATTGTGGACCACCGTTTGGTCCTCCACGATTTTCTACAGCCATTGTTCCTCCTACTTGGTAAATTGCTCAAAGATATGAAACGGCGGAGCCGTCTCGTTATTATTAATTGTTGCAATTCGCATTGCATCTAGCATTGTAGTTCCTGCGTGAAGTGCACCTACTGCAAAATCCCCACCCGAACCAATGCCATAAAAATTTGTGCTATTCATTCCTACAGCAAAATCAGAATCTATCTCAAAGATAGTTCCATTAATTGCTATTAACAGGCTTAATTCAAACTTATCATTATCGTCATCTGATGTCTTGTTGAAATCTACTCCTGCTTCAGTTAGCACCGTTTTGATAGATGGCACAACTTTGTTAATTGCAAACTCATACAAGTTTGCTTTAGCCTTGACTGTAACTAGTGGAGGCGTCCACCCATGGAGTACCACTTGCAGAGCACGATAGTTACCAGCACCACTAATAATATAACTTCCACGTTCAACTGCCTTTACCATAGTCTCATGAGTGTATACTTTACCACCTGCTGCGATACGACTATCAGTTACAATTACACATTTATCTTCGTGTTGAACTCCGATAATCGTTGTCATGTCCCCTACCTTCTTATCGTCTGCGTACTGTTCTTACGCTTGCAGTTGGTTGTCCCGTACCAGAAATGCCTGATAATAAACTCATAATGTCAGGAGCACCTTGTTCTGGTGAAAGAGTAGCGCCTCCTGCTGGAGCGCCAGCGGGAACAGGGGACGGTTGCTCAACCGCTTGTGGGGCCCCAACAGGAGGAACTGGTTGCGGCTCTGGCGTAAAGACTTCTTCAATGACGTCCTCTAGTGCCTGTCCCTTTTGGCGTGCCTTAATGACAGCCGCAATCTGTCGCACAACTTCAGAAGCGTCCTGGCCTTGCATAGCCATCTGTGGTATCGCTTGAGAGAGTGCATTAATAGAACCGAGAAGCGATGCTCGCATACTCTCGATTTCAATCTTTTCTACTTCTTGGGTTACGTTAACTGTAAATGGAAGTTCACGCATTGCCATATCCTTGGAGATAAGTCCACCACCAAGTGCTTGCAACATAAAGATGAGTCCCTGTGCAGGGTTAAGTCCTGCCAACATACCATAACGAACATCAGCTGAGTAGTCACCCTTGATGTCCTTCTTAGGGTTGTATGTAATTTCGTATGGTGAACCTGAGTCTACACCACGGATTGTCTTCTCATCTGGGAAAATTATTTCATCAACTTGGAAACAAAGTTGGATTACATCGCGTAGCGCTGATGCAAAGATTGCTTGAGCTGACTTAACCTGTGTATCAAAGGCGCCCATAAGAGCCTGTACACCTTGGCCAGTAACAACTGATGCGCTGATGTTTCCTGTACGTGATTCAGGGTAACGTGTACCAACACGTAGTTCTTGACCAAGCAAGGTCTGCTCAGTAAACGCGCCAGGTGGAATGTTAAGTTCTACGCGGCGTACACCTGCTGGGTTTGCTGTACGGATAACAGCGTCACCACCGAGTTGCAACTCCTGCACATCTTGTGGAAGTACGATAGGAGCCTGTACAGATTTCTCTGCAGCTTCCATCGCAAGCAACGCAAAGCGGTTGCGAAGTAACTGGATGCCAAGGACGTCGTCGAATTGTCCGCGTAGTTCATCATCGATGGATGGCTTACGTGCTACTACAACCATCATCTTACCCAATGGATTCTTAGCACGTGATAGCACTAAGTTATTCTTTGTAGGAATGTAGATGATTGATTGGTCTTTGTCGTAGTAGCGAATCATTTCAACTTGAGTATTCAAGTCCTGCTTGTAGCTTGCGCCACCTAGCAAAGAGTATTCATACTCAGGATATAATGCGACTAACTCAGCCAAAGATGTTAGATAGCGTTTTGCAAAGGCAATGCAACGTCCGTAGCGGTCGAATTCTGGGTAAGACCCCAGTGGGTTTTCTAGGCGGATGCGCGGCAACTTTGCTTCCTCATCCAATTCAATAAAGAATGGGAGGAAACCGTAAGTGATATACCAGTCTGCACCTTGGTACATATGTACTGCAAGGTCAGAGTGTGAAAAGTAATTAGAGGCAATACGTGTGCGCTTGTCAGCAAATGAACGCGCTCTGTCTGAAACAGAGTTAGCTGCTGAACAGTTGACCGCAGGCAGTGGTGCCATAACTTCTGACAAATCGCTTGCGACAACGTCAATAAAGTTTGCAACTACGTTAGCATCTACGCCGTCTGGAAAAAAGTCAGGATAGACAGATGCAATATTTCCTTGGCGGACCGAAAGAACGTCGAGGTTGCGACCGTCGCGTTCAGCGTTGCGGAAGCGGAGGTTCTCGACTCTTGCCGCAACTTGTTCGATTGATAATGCCATTGTTGTCCTAACGTAGAATTAAAAAAATTATTTGTAAACTTGACTTACGTTTGCTCCACCGCGGCCTTTGATGCCACCTTCGCTACGTGAAGTATTTTTGTTTAGTTTTTCCAACTTGTTATGTGTCTCAAGTTGCTTCTTAACTAAGCGCCCACCTACTACGCCCATGGTTGCGCCAATTACGGCTGCTGCTACTGGTACTGGCATTTTATATCCTAACTATAAGTGTCTTGCCATTGTTCAGCGAATGCTTCATCTAAGTTCAATGACATGCGTTGTTGTTTTTGACTTCTGGTTGCCCAGCGATTATTTTGGAACTGACCAACCCTACTGCTTTGTTGCATCAATTCACGGATACGAATGATAGCAAACCATAAAGCCATCACGCAGTCAGTTGGGTTCTTAGTATCTGGCTTCCAGGTAATGAGTTGCTGCACAAGAGACTTAAGTCCCTCTGAGCCTTCATTGCTTGGTAGTTCGATTAGACCATTGTCTTGGTAGCGACCATCATGGATAGTACCGAAAAGGCTAGCCATAGATGCTACACCGAAAGATGTGTCCCACTTGTTCTTACCAGTAAAGTGTGAGTTTAACTGGCAGCCATAACTAGCCAGGTAGTTACGCAGGTCAGTGTCCATGGCGTAGTACTTCTGGTGTGCGTTAATTTCCACACGAAACTCTTGAGGGCTATACTTCTCGACCCACTCACGAATCAGAGCGTTTTCCTTTTGAGGAGTAGGGTCTGCCATGTTGACGCAGTCAAGTACGTAGATTGTACTATCGTCGCGGTTAAGAGTTACGGCTACAAATGCTGAACGACCAGATACGGCAGGGTCAAAGCCAATTACTGTGTAGGTCGAGCCTGCTCTGGACGGGTGCCCTGGAGCACCTGGTTTAAGCGGTCCACGCTTTCGCATACCGTTAACACATCCTGCAATTGCTGTTGGCGCGAATATAGAATCGGACTGGACGTCTTCTTGTTGGTAGACCATAGCCCAGACAGATGGCGCAACTTCAGAGCGGCGCGTAAAGAGCGAGGGTCCGTCCCACTTAGGATATAAACCATTTTCATCGGGTTCATCAATCTCGTTTTCCTGCAGTGTGGTCTTAGGCCACAGCGTCTTCCAGTTATCAGGCTTCTCGTCAAACTGGAGTACGGCAGGCATTGCAAAGTAAGTAAAGGGCGATTTGCCACCAGACCATTGCTGGGGGTCACGCAGCATCTTATAGAGGTCAATTGGTGCAACTCGAGTGCCAACGATAATTAATTTACCATGTCGCCCAAGGCGGGTAATAACTTCCTTTTGAATCCACTCGAGCTGCTTTTCCCACTCGTGAGCGTTTGAGCCCATCACAGCATCGTCGATAATAATCAGGTCAGCGCGAGCACCGTAAATCTGTGAGCCCATACCTAGGGCCTGGACCGTTGGGTCTTTCTCGCCAGAGTCGCGTCCTGTACCCAGATAAATCATGTCAGCAGACCATTGTGTTGAGTCTGCCTTATAGCCACCGTTGGGGCCGAAGGCCACCTGTAACTTGGTGTAGGCTGGGTGGGAAAGTCTTGTCTTAATCGCCCCAAGAAACTTGCGGGCCATACCCTGCGTCTTAGATACAATGATGACGCGGGCGTTGGGGTTAGTCACAATCTTGTAGACGACGTAGTTAGTCGTAATGACTGTGGACTTGGCGTGCTCAGGTGGTACGTTAATCAGTACACGGTTGGCAGCACCTGGCTCGTATGTCATGGCTGGGTCTAACCAGCGGGGCTCACGGCCCTCAATTAAGTCTACCCAGTCAAGGTGATGGTCAAAAAGTTTGGTGTCTAGGAACTGCTCAGAGAAGTCGGGGAAGGAAATATCTCCCAGCTCCTTTAGGTCAGTCTTAATGCCCTTACCCTCGAGGCGAGCAGCCTCGGCACGTTCTTTGAACTCAGGGTCAGTTGCACA